CAGAAAAAGCCTTTACTGTTGAAGCAACAGGTAACATTGTATTAGATGCAGAGCTTGACATTGAACTTAATGCAAATGGTGGTGACGTTGTAATTAAAGATGCAACAGCTGACATATTTAAGTTTGCTAATACTGCAAATGGTTTAAATCTAGATTATCTAGAACAAGATAAAATATTAAGTATACGTGGCAACGATGCCGGTACTATGTTTGACGCATTAACTTTCGATATGGAAAATGATGGTAATGCTCAATTTAGTAACAATGTTCTAATTGATAATGACTTAACTGTTACTGGTAATGTTGCGTTTAATGGTAACATTGAATTAGGAAATGCAGTTACAGATACTATTACAACAAACGCTATTATCACTGACGAAGTATTAGAACTTAGACTTGATGATAACGGTGCGGCAGGATTTAATTTAAAATTCCAAAAAACAACTGACAATGTTGCTGGTGGTGATGACTTAGGTGTTATTACTTTCCAAAGTAATGGTGCAGTATCAACTACACTAGATCAAATAAAATCAACTATTACTGCAAATGCTACTGAAGTAACTAACTCCGGCGAGAGAAGTAATATTGTGTTTGCTACAGCAAGTGGCGTAAGTACAACTGCTAATAGACTTGTAATTAGTGATACAATAACATCTAGTGCTAACATAGTAGCAAATAATACAGAGACTCTTGGTACAAGTGGTACTCCTTGGAGTAAAGCATATGTTACTGATAACTATGGTACACATCACGGTGATATTAAAGACAGTAGTGGTAACGTAATTGTTGATGTAGGTACAGTACTAGCTGGCTCAGATGCTAACGCTAGTGTGTTCTATGGTAAGTTTAATGGTCCATTAACAGGTGGTGTTGATACTGCAGGTGTTGCAGACACACTTCAATCATCGCAGGAAGATGGTACTGCAACAGATGCAGATGTTTATCCACTATGGGTAACAAGTAACCCAGCTCATACATCTAGAACAGGACATGCGGCATTTACTACTGCTAACTTTAAACTGAATCCAAGTAACGGTAACTTAACATTAAACGGTCAACTTGGCGCAGATACAATTAACATTGGTAGTAGCAATTTAAGTAGTATTGGATTATTAACAGCAGACATTTACGCAAGTGACGGAACAAGTAAAATACTTGAAGCAGGAACTGATGGAGACGATGCTACATTTACTGGAGACGTTACTGGTCAAGTATCTAGTTTATCAAACCATGATACTGCTGACTTATCAGAAGGTACTAACTTATACTACACAGACACTAGAGTATCAACATATCTTAGTAATAATAACTATGCAACTACAACTGATGTTGCTAATGCAGTATCAAATGGTGCAAGTGCAAATATAGCAGTTTCTAATACTAACTCTAGTGCTAGTGACTATTTTATTACATTTACAGATTCAAACGGTGCATCACAATCACTAAGCATTGATAAAGATGGTGGAAATGGTTTAAAATACAGACCTAGTGATTCAACACTAACAGCAACTAACTTTAGTGGTACAGCAAGTTCAGCTAACTTTGCTGACTTGGCTGAGAAATATGTAGGTGATCAAGCATACGAGCCAGGTACAGTATTAGTATTTGGTGGCGACAATGAAGTTACAATTTGTACAGCAAAAGGTGATCGTAAGGTTGCAGGTGTTGTTTCAACAGATCCTGCATACTTAATGAACAATGCACTAAAAGGTGATACAGTTGTTGAACTGGCACTAACAGGGCGTGTACCTTGTAAAGTTATTGGCACTGTTGAAAAAGGTGACATGCTTGTAACAAGTGCAATACCAGGTTATGCAATGGTTGATAATGATCCTAAACTAGGTACAGTAATTGGTAAAGCAGTCGAAAGCAAAGACAGCGATGGCAAAGGTGTCATTGAAGTAGTTGTAGGACGTATGTAATAAATATAGTAAAGCGGAGACAAACATGGCACTAAAAACTATAAACCTAGGCGGAGTTGCAAATGACGGCACAGGTGATGATCTAAGAGAAGCATTTGAAAAAGTTGTTTTTAACTTTAACGATCTAGATTTAAGAACACCAGAAGCAACTACTGTTCTTAATTTAGGAAGTGGCGAAGGATTATATGCCAGTTCAAATGTTGCCGAATTACAATTTAAATCATTAGTAGGCGGAAACAATGTAACACTAGCATCTACAGATAATGAAATTACTGTAAACGTTGATGCAGGTGTTACACAATTTATTGTGGCTGCCGATACTGGTAGTTTAACAGTAACAGAAAATAATGGTTACACAGTCCAAGGTGGAACACTTATTTCAACAACAGTAAATGGTAGCAATATTACTATCGACTCAAGTGCGTTAGGATCATTACAAGATGACCCAGCACCAAGACTTGCGGCAGGCCTTAACGCCGACGGATACAATTTAGGTAACGTTGGTTTAATAAACGCAACAACAGTAACAGCAAACTTTGCAGGCGACTTAACAGGTAATGTACATAACATTGATATAAGAGATCTTAACTATTATAAAGAACCTACAAACAGTTGGAACTTTGGATCTATTACGCCTGTTACAGTAACTAACTTATACGACTTTATGTTCCAAACAGCAGTTGTAGACTTTGGTGCTATTGCAGGTGGCGGCACAAATGTAAGTTTAGATCTTGGCGACGGATTGTAAGTCAAGAGACGATAAATATGCTATATAAAGGATTTTTTGTATGGCTCTGTGGACACTAGCAAATAACATTACTCTTCGAGAAGTAGAAGAAGGTCAGACACTTCGCCCAGCTAAAACGGGTGAAAATAGATCGGCTGGCCTGTTGCCTATTGATTTAGGTGTAATAACTGGTAGCACTATTAGTATTATAAGCGGAAGTTTGCCCCCAGGACTTAGAATTAAAGAAGGAACACTTCAGGGAACACCTTTAGAAGTAGCACGAGAAACAGATTTTAAATTTGTTCTACGAGCAAGTAAAGATGGCAACATCGAAGACCGAACATATAATGTTAGCGTTAAAGGTGCTGATCAACCTATATGGGGAACTACAGCAGGTTCACTTCCAATTGGAAACAATGAAACATACTACATACTTGATAGTGCGCCAATTGACTTTCAATTAATTGCAACTGATACAGATACAGAAGCAGGCGAAACACTAGAATACTTTATTGCTAGTGGCGATGGCGAATTACCGCCAGGCATACAACTTACTAGAGATGGTAGAATTGTTGGCGTTGTAGATCCTGTACTTGCATTAGACAAAGCGGCACAGCAAGGATTTTATGATGATAGTCCTTATGGTGCATTTCCTTTTGATTTTGGTACAAGGCCTGCAAATGGTTACGACAGTTTTTATTATGACATTGAATTCTATGATAAAAGTGTTGCTACTAAGTCACCTAAAAAATTAAATAGAAACTATCAATTCCGTGTAAGTGTAAGTGACGGAGACACAATACAAAAAAGATTGTTTAGAATATATGTTGTAGGTGATGACTTCCTACGTTCAGACAATACTATTATGCAATCGGGTAACACTTTATTTGGTGCTGATGCAACTTTTGTAAGAACACCTATATGGCTTACACCTGCAGACTTAGGTTATCGTAGAGCTGATAATTATGTAACATTATATCTTGATACAATTGATGCTAGTAATACATTAGGATTTATTACATATGCATTAAAAGATACAAACGATGACGGTAGTCAAAGTTCTATACCACCAGGTATGACACTAGATACAGGCACTGGCGAACTAGCAGGCATAGTTCCTTATCAGCCTAATGTTACTAAAGAGTATAAGTTTACAGTTACAGCAACACGTTATGTTGGTCCTGCAACAAACACAGAAGATTTAAGTTTCGAAGTATACGAAACAACATACCCACAGAATAGAACTCCTGCAACAAAAATGAAGGCAGGTAAAAATTATGAAATTGTAAGTGTATATGGTACTACAGATTATACAACTGTTGGTGCGGCAAATAATAATATTGGAACAATATTTACATCATCAGGTCCTACTAGTGGAACAAACGAAAGTTTAGTTAAACAAGCCGGCGGTGCGTACACACTAAGAATTAAGAAGAGTCCTTATCTTGCTAAACTAAAAGGTAAAACTTTTAACCTTAAAGGTACATTATATACAGTAAGCGAAATTAATAACGCAAGTTATTTGTTTGATGTTTTAATTTTTACAAAAGCATTAGATGCACGTTTAAATGTAGACGAAACGTTTACAACTACTGTAACAATACCTGGCAAAGAAGATACAAACTCTTCACCAAAAGACAAAACATTTACAGTTAAGTTATTAGGTAAAATAGATAGTACACTTAATTGGATAAGTCCTAAAGCATTAGGAACTATTAATGCTAACCTAACAAGTACATTTAGTATAAATGCTACTACAAGTGTTCAAGGCGCAAACGTAAGATATATAAAAGAAGAAGGCAGATTGCCACCAGGATTATCTTTAGCACTCGACGGTGAAATATTTGGTAAGGTACAACAGTTTGGTGAAAACAGATATAAAAGTTTTTGGAAAACAAACAGAGCATATGTTAGTGATGACATTGTTAAAGTAGGCTCAACAAAATATAAATGTTTAATTGCACACACTAGTCAAGCAGAGTTTATAAGTGATACTGCAAAATGGGAAGTGTACGCAGGATTTGCAGTAAGTGGTTTAACTACATTTGATTCAAACGATATGTTGTTTGACGGTAATACTACAAGCATTGATAAAACTTACACATTTAAAACAAGAGCTGAAGACCAATACGGATTTAGTGCTATTAGAAGAGACTTTACTATTGTAATTAATGATCCTAATGATTTAGTAT